TCCGTTGGCAACGGAAACTGGAACTACTGCGGGTTTTTGATGAGCTATGGCGTGGGGTTGGGCACGTTTGACAACGTCGTGTTTTTTGTTTCTCCGCTTTTCAATGGACTTGCCAATCACCACGACGCTACGAACACCTCTTCGAGTTCCCGCTTGGGCGGCCACGCGAAAACTGGCGTCAGCATCCCTCAGTACAGCCTCGTCGTAATCGACCCTGTCGAGGGCAGCTTCAACAATGGTGCGGCCACCACTGTCGACCTTTTCAGTACCCCTACCTACGCGGCCTCCGACATCGTGGGGATTACGACCTCTGCTACCGACGGCGGCGGTGGCGACGAGGTTGGCTTTGTTATGGACGGTATGGTGGGCCGCTGCATCATCTATAACGCCTCTGGCAACGTCATCGAAGAGGACGTAGACGGAGACGTTACTGGCAGCGTCATCTATGCTGGCGACGGCACGGTCAACGCCGAGCACCTTTTGACCACCGACTCCACCTCCGGCATCGCTGTCGGCCGTGTGCTTAGCGTTTCGCCTTACGCCGGCAGCAGCAGCTTCGGGGCGGGCGCTCGCTGGGACGTCTTGTTCCAACCGGGACGGTTGTTCTGATGAACTGGACGACTTTCGAGTGGACCCGGGTCGTCTTGGACCTTTTGGCCGACGGATTGGTTATTATCTTTTGCGCGGTCGCGATATCATTTTTAGTTAGGAAGTAAGACATGGCAATTATTCCCAGCGGACAGAAGTTCCATACGGTCCCCGCCGGCGTAGATACGGCGGACCGGGGCTCGGCGCGTTCCAACGCGGACCGCGACATCTATACGATGCAGGACATCCTCGACACCACGGCCAGTGGTGGTGGCGGTGCTATCGGCGAGGACGTTTCTTTCATCGTCCGCGAGGACCCATACAGCTCTATCGGCGACCACGAGGGCACGGTACTTACCATCGGTCCTGTCGGCGCTTTGGCTCAGGCCCACTACTGGGACGGTACTGGCTGGGTTTTGGCTAACGCTTCTGCCGCCGCGTCATCCGACGGGCTGTTGTGCTTGGGCACCTCTGCTGCTGGCGACGCTTTGGTCGAAGGCATTATGCAGCTCGGCTCGGCTCCCGGCACTGCTGGCGACGTGCTGTACCTGAGCACGACGAACGGATTGTTTACGGCCACGCCGCCTTCTGGCAGCGGAGAGATTGTCCGCGTGGTAGGGTACAACCTCGGCGGCAACCGCGTGTACTTCAAGCCCAGCGCAGACTTCATCGAAATTGGCTGAGATTAGCAAGCTCTCGAAAGTCGCCATTGCTGACGTGGCGAAGGTGGACGCGGTGCTGAAGGCTGACATCGCGAACATCAACGGCCTCACGATTCCGTCGGGCTTCACGGGTCTCCTTGACACCTACACGGGAGCGTCTGCGGCATATTCGGTGCGACGCTTGAGCGGCTCGTATACGGGGGCTTGTATGCGCGTCCGAGAGGACGGAGGCAATACGGAGACGGACATCGGCTTCGACTCCAATGGAGACCTCGATACGGCAGCCATCGCAAGTCATTGCGGAGTGAACAACGGATACGTCCGCTACTGGTACGACCAAAGCACGGCAGGGGGTACGGGGTCAGGCAACGACGCCGGGCAAGCCACGGCAGCCTCACAGCACAAAATCTACGACGGCACGGCGGTGATTACTAAAAACGGCAAGCCTATGATAGACGCCACGGAAAATGTGACGTCGTTCGATTATTTCGCTCTTTCTCAATCGGCACCATACACGCTTATGGGAGTAAGCTACAATCAATTAGACTATAACCGGTCTTTAGGACAAGGCAACGGTAGCGCCGCCCAATTTATTGCGGCCAGAAATAAGACCGCTCTGCAGTCTCAGATTGGCAGCACAATTACAGCGAGTTTCAATCATGGCGACAACGTAATTATTAGCACCTTCCTTTTGAATGGTTCAAGCAGCTTCACACGGGGTATTTCTGCGGCGGGATATAATGAAATTACCGGTACTCTTGTCGACGCAGACTTGACAACTATTCAGCCAGCAGGCCAAGGCTCAAGGGCCAGCAGCATCCAAGAGTTTATCCTGTGGGATGGTGCTTTAAGCTCTACCGATTACGGGGCCATTGAGACAGACATGGATACCTATTTCAGCGTTACCTAATGGCCACCGTATACCTCCCAGTCGAGCCACAGCTTGGCATGACTTCCGCGGAGCGTGCTGACGCCATCGATGCAGAAGTGTGGTGCCTCCTCCGCCCTGCCGCCCTCCAGCTTCCGCAAGACACCAAGTACCTTTACCCACGCATCACCCACCCCACCACGGGGCAGGTGGCCGTCGTAGGGGACACCACAGAGGACATCTATATCCACCCCGACGTGGACCTCACCGAACTCCTCGCCCTGCTCCCCGAAGTGCCGCAAGCGGAGAAGGATGGGCTCGTGGCATTCATCGATGCCAACCGAGGCGGGACGGTTCCGTTTGGGCAGTTGATTCCCTCCACCTCTGAGCAGCTCACGCAAGTCGAAGCCGAGGCGGAAGGGTGGTTCCCTGACGACCCATTGTAAGATGCGTCTGAAGTATCTTTATCGGAATAACAATCACGAGCAGTATTGGATTTACTGGGAGCACCCCGATTGGGATAAGAACGCATCATGTCTAGCACCATCACCCTATTCGAAATCATCACTCTCGCGGGCGCCCTTATCGGGGTTTACGTCAAGCTGAGCGGGGAGGTGGGCAAGCTCAAGAGCCGCATCATTATGCTGGAGCGTCAGGAGAGCGAGGTGAAGACCATGCTGACGGCCCTTACCGAGGCGGTACAGGAGATTAAGATTCTGCTGGCACAGACGGGCATCAAGTGAAGTACTTCACCTACGACGAATTCGACAGCCCGGACCAGCCGGGGTCCGGCCACGAGATGGAGCCCATCTTCTTGGAGAAGCTGGATTTGGCTCGCGAGCTGAGCGGCGTACCGTACGTCATCAACTCTGGTTACCGGACGGAGTACTGGAACGAAAAGGTTGGGGGGCGAGTGGGAAGCAGCCACCTTACGGGCTGGGCGGCGGACATCCGCGCCGAAAGTTCCAACCGCCGGTTCCTTGTTTTGAAGGGCCTTATCGAGGCCGGCTTCAACCGCATCGGCGTCGGCGCCAACTTCATCCACGCGGACTGCGACCCGAGCAAAGCGGGCAACGTAACGTGGTTATACTGAATTGCGTAACTTGGTTCCATGATTGATTTTATCACTGAGTACTGGGCTGAGCTCTTGCTCGCCCTGATGGCCTTCGCGAAAGTTGTCGTGAACCTCACTCCGACCGAGAGCGACAACGCCGTGTTCGGTTACATCGACCTCCTCATCACCGCTATCACCGGAGACCGCCGGAAGTAATGGCTAAGATTAGCAGTCCTAACGGGGAATATCCCGTCAAGCAAAACCCCGAAGGCGGGGATAAGGTCATTGGTACGGATGTCAGCAACGACAACGCCACCAAGAACTTTACTGTTCAGGGGATTGCTGATTTCGCCACCGACCCGAACAACGTAGACATCGTCAACTCCGTTACGGGCACTACCCCTGTTCAGGTTACGCCCGGTTCTGGAGACGTCAATGTCAGCCTTCAGGCTGCATACCCTCAGCCTCCGGGTACGATTACATATGCTGACGTTACGCTAGACCAGTACGGTCGTGTCATCAACTTCAGCCAGAACACGCCTGTCGAGTCTGCTAGCGCACCCGACTCCGGGGGCGGTACCGCTACCCTTACCGGCGATATCACGTTCGTGTCTGGAACGAACACGATTATCACGGGCGACGCGTCCAACAATACGATTACGATTGAGTCGACCCCGGCCGCTACTGGTCCCGGCGGTACGGTCACTCAAATCCTGACGTCTGGAGGTCTTACGGGAGGTCCTATCTCTACCACGGGCACTGTTTCCATGGAGGACCTTTCTGCGGCGCCCGTGAACCTCGTTCCCGGCACGTACGACAACGCTCAGGTCACCGTCGATGAATACGGCCGCGTAACGGCTGTGAGCGTAGGCAGCGGCCAGCCCGACCAAGGGCTTCAGTCTGTCTTGAACGTTGACGATACCGCACTCAACTCTCAGGTCGTCTTGAACGGCGCGGCCTCTGGCTTCTCGGCTCCGGACGGCTCTCTGGGCGTACAGGACGCTAACGTCACGAATCTGGCTACGATTAATCGTGCTACGATTCAGGACTACATCAAGATTGAGCACGAGCTTCAGGACAGCGCGGGGAATACGGGTTCGCAGGGCGACATCCTCATCTCCGACCCGACGTACAACGGCGGTGCCGGTGGGGTCTTGTGGACGAACCAGCCGGTTCAGTCTGCTCGGGTTTCCATCCTCGCTGCTGAACTGAGTACGCTCAGCAATACCGTTGGCATTGAGATTGTGCCCGCCTCGGTGGGCGGCGCCATCAGCGTCATCTCGGCTACGTTTGGTTACAGCTACAACTCTGCGGTATACACCTTCAGCAACGACCTTGCTTTGTTCTGTGGACTCCCCAGCCTGTCTGTCAACCCTCAGTATACGGTCCCTACATCCATCATCAATGGTTCTGGCAACAGGGCCGTCAATATGGACGCTGCGCCCGCCGGTCGACTACTTACTAGCCAGCCGCTGGAGCTGTACACTACGGGTGGGGGCACCTCTACGGTAGGCGACGGCAGTGTGATTATCGAGGTTGTATACAGGGTAGTAAGCATCTAATGCGTGACATCCGGAAACTTTGCGTCGGTCCGAACTACAAGGACTCGATGTGTTACGTGGTGGGGCAGCCAGTTCTTGGCGGTTCCCACCATGTGCATTTAATTAAATACGTAGACGGCAACTTCCTCATCTTCATTGAGCAGGACGACGTGGTGGTGCTTTGGAAAGAGTTCACGTCTCCGATGCCGATTTCAATAGAGTACAATATCAACTTTTGAGGGCAGTAGAACAATTTATCGTAAGGGGAGAGAGATACGCAAATACCAAAGGAGACCTCATCGTCAGTGCGAACGAGGAGGACCACCGCTTTTCGAATCGGGAGGGCGAGGTAGTTGCGTTGCCCTTGGGCTATGACGGCCCCATCGCCGTGGGCGATACCCTGCTTGTACACCACAACGTGTTCAAGTACTACAACGATATGAAGGGTCGCCGACAAAGCGGTAGGAGCTTTCTCAAAGACGACCTCTTCCTCGTAGACTTCGACCAGTTCTATATGTGGCGTTCTGACGGGGACTGGCAGCCCCACGGCAGGTTTTGTTTTGTTAAGCCTGTACCCCCCGTTGAGTCAACAATATTTAAGCCGCTGACGGAGGAGCCACTGATGGGTATAATGAGTTACCCAAATGATTATCTTATGGCGCAAGGAATCAAGTCTGGTGATACGGTCACCTTCAGACCCGAAAGCGAGTACGAGTTCATTATTGACGGGGAGAAGCTGTACCGAATGTTCGACCACCAAATCACATGCAAGATTCAAGGAAGCTAAAGGAACGCATCATCGCTGCCGGCCGCGTGGCCGTGGAGCAACTCATCAAGGTCGCTCAGGAGGATATCCTGAAGCCGGGTGAGGATGACGACTTGGCTGCCGACAGGCTAAAGAACGCGGCGGCTACCAAGAAGCTGGCGATTATGGACGCCTTTGAAATCTTGAATCGCATCGACTCCGAAGAGGAGGAGTTGGAGCTGGCGTCGACCTCCACCAAGACAGAAACGAAGGTGGGGTTTGCAGAGCGACGTTCCAGATAAGCTATATACCGTTCGGTACGACTACGTATCGAAGGGAGTGGTATCCAACAAGAACCGCGCGAAGACGTGGATGTATGGATACAACGAGAAGTACGATATGGTCGTCATCTCGAAGTCGGGACAGATTGGCGATATCATCGAGGTCAACGGCCTCGTTATCGCGCTCCCCTTGGCGCCGAAGGACTTGCCCAAGGGCAAGAACAAGTGGGTCCGCGAAGGGCTCCCCAAGGCGCTCTCTCGCATCCAGAGCATCTTCCAATGGAACGATATGCCCAAGGCGTTCAAGGCGCAGTGGGTGGACTATATCGAAAGCGAGTTCGACCGTAGGGAGGAGGGCCACTGGTTCGTCAACGGCGGTGTCCCGACGTACATCACGGGTGCCCACTACATGTACTTGCAGTGGACAAGCATCGACGTGGGGTACCCCGACTACCGCGAGGCCAATCGGATATTCTTTATCTTCTGGGAAGCGTGCAAGGCGGACCCCCGCAGCTTCGGTATGGTATACCTGAAGATTCGTCGTTCGGGCTTTTCGTTCATGGGGTCTTCGGAGTGCGTCAATACAGGAACTCTAGCCAAGGACTCACGAGTTGGGATACTCTCAAAGACAGGTGGTGACGCCAAAAAAATGTTCACCGACAAGGTTGTGCCTATCGCCAACCGCCTCCCGTTCTTCTTCAAACCGATACAGGACGGCATGGATAAGCCGAAAACGGAACTGGCGTTTCGTATACCTGCTTCGAAGATTACAAAGAAGAACATGTACGATGTGGAGGACGAAGAGATTTTCGGACTGGACACCACCATCGACTGGAAGAACACCGACGACAACTCCTACGATGGAGAGAAGCTCCTCCTCCTCGTCCACGACGAGAGCGGAAAGTGGGTCAAGCCCAACAACATCCTCAACAACTGGCGAGTTACCAAGACGTGCTTGCGGCTGGGCAGCAAGATTATCGGCAAGTGCCTTATGGGCTCGACTTCGAACGCGCTCGCTAAGGGAGGTTCAAATTTCAAGAAGCTATACGACGATTCCGACCCGCGTGTTCGCAACGCCAACGGCCAGACCAAGAGCGGCATGTACTCCCTCTTCATCCCGATGGAGTACAATATGGAAGGCTTCATCGACGAGTTCGGCCACCCGGTGTTCCACGCGCCGGAGAAGCCGGTGATGGGTGTCGACGGTGAGAAGATTAAGAGCGGCGCGGTAGACTATTGGGAGGCGGAGGTCGAGAGCATGAAGAACGACCCGGACGCCCTCAACGAGTTCTACCGACAGTTTCCGCGTACTGAGTCGCACGCTTTCCGGGATGAAAGCAAGCAGAGCCTATTTAATCTGACCAAAATTTACCAGCAGATTGATTACGCCGACAGCCTTGTCAAAGAGCACTACCTCACGCGCGGTTCGTTCCAGTGGCAGAACGGCATTCGCGACAGCAAAGTCATTTTCAGTCCCGACAAGCGGGGCAGATTTAATGTGTCTTGGACGCCACCCCAGCACATGCAAAACCGTTGGATAGACAAACGTGGCATCAAGTATCCCGGCAATGAACATATCGGCTCCTTTGGATGTGACTCCTATGACATTAGTGGCACTGTTGGTGGTGGTGGTTCTAATGGCGCTCTGCACGGAATGACCAAGTTCCACATGGACGACGCGCCCACCAACGAGTTCTTCCTTGAGTATGTCGCCCGCCCGCAGACGGCGGAGATTTTCTTCGAGGAGGTGCTTATGGCCTGCGTCTTCTATGGCATGCCCATTCTGATTGAGAACAACAAGCCGAGGCTGCTGTACCACTTCAAGAACCGTGGGTATCGCGGGTATTGCATGAACCGCCCGGACAAGCATTTCAATAAGTTGAGTAAGACCGAGCGCGAGCTGGGCGGCATCCCCAACAGTTCTGAAGACGTCAAGCAGGCCCATGCCGCCGCCATCGAGAGCTATATCGAAAAGCACGTGGGAGTCCTAGAGGACGGCGAGATTGGCAGTATGCCGTTCGTGAGAACCCTTGAGGACTGGGCGCGGTTTGATATTAGCAACCGTACTGCTTTCGACGCTACGATTAGCAGCGGACTGGCGGTTATGGCCAACCAAAAACACCTCTATCTTCCTGAGCAGAAGAAGAGTTCAATAAGCATTACCTTGCCGAGATATAACAATCGTGGTTATAGGAGCGAGCTGAATGAAGGACGTTAAGGTTAACATCTCTACTGCTGGTTTCCCAAGTCAGTTCGTTTCTGACGCGGAGAAGGCATCGGACGAGTACGGCCTTATGGTCGGACAAGCCATTCAATACGAGTGGTTCAAGAAGGACGGCAACCAGTGCCGCTTCTACAACCAGTGGCGCGACTTCAACCGCCTGCGCCTGTATGCTCGCGGAGAGCAAAACATCGGCAAGTACAAGAACGAGCTCGCCATCGACGGTGACCTTTCGTATTTGAATTTGGACTGGACCCCGGTCCCCATCCTCCCGAAGTTCGTTGACATCGTCGTCAACGGTATGTCCGAGCGCGTCTTCAAGGTCAAGGCTTACGCTCAAGACGCTTTGTCGCAGAGCAAGCGCAGCAAGTATCAGGACATGATTGAGGGACAGATGGTCGCCAAGCCTGTCCTCGAGCTTATCCAGCAGAAGACGGGCGTAGACCCGTTCACTATGGACCCGGGCGACCTCCCGAACAACGACGAGGAGCTGAGCCTGTATATGCAGCTCAACTACAAGCCTGCCATCGAGATTGCTGAGGAGGAAGCCATCAACACCATCCTCGAGGAGAACCACTACTCCGACCTGCGCAAGCGCCTCGACTACGACCTTACGGTCTTGGGTATCAGCGTCGCCAAGCACGAGTTCTTGCCCGGCGCGGGCGTACAGCTTTCGTATGTCGACCCTGCCAACATCGTATACAGCTATACGGAAGACCCTCAGTTCAAGGACTGCTTCTACTGGGGCGAGATTAAGACGCTTCCCATCACTGAGCTGATGAAGATTGACCCGAGCCTCACCAACGAGGACTTGGAGGAGATTAGCAAGTACAGCCAGAGTTGGTACGACTACTACAACGTGGCCCAGTTCTACGAGAACGATATGTTCTATCGCGACGTGGCTACGCTGATGTACTTCAACTACAAGACAACCAAGAAGATTGTCTACAAGAAGAAGAAGCTCGACGGCGACGGAGCCCGGATGATTGAAAAGGACGACCAGTTCAATCCGCCGGACGAGATGATGGAGGAGGGCAACTTCGAGAAAGTTGAGAAGACCATCGACGTCTGGTACGAGGGCATCATGGTTATGGGCACTAACATCCTGCTCAAG